TCCAGCACATCGCCAGACTTATATTTGCGCGCTAATGTCTCGTCCCGGGTGGCGTAGAACATCTGCCCGCTGAGCTTCGGGTGGATAACGGTTTCGCCGTTCCAGGCCAACACAAGACCAGCGCCGCTCTTTGTGTCTGTATACCACTTCAGCCCGACCTGAAATACCTCGATCAGCGTGTTCTCAGCTATATGCTCGCCAGATATATTGCACACCCACTCCTGTGCGTACGGCTGCCTGTCTGTCGTGTTTGGCGTTTCGTCCCCGTCGGCTTTTGTGTAGTCCGCATCGACGAACATGATCTCAAATTTATTGCCCGCAGCTGGGTAACTCGCAGTTGTGGTGGTATAGGCCAGCCGAACTTGCTTGCGAGGAATCCCGCCGGGCAGCCTCGACACCGTGGGCGATCCGAGACGGTGCAGTTGCGCAGCCTCCTGCTCAGTTTGCAGAAGCCTCTCAGATCGTGGCCCGCGTTCTTTCATCCGACCAATGCCCTCGGGTCGATGTTGGCGAACTGCGTTGTAATGTCGGTCGTGCCATTTCCGAAGTCATAGCGCACGGACGTCACCAATGAGTTGACCGTATCCCCGTCCACCGTGCCCAGTAGATCGCCAACTTCCAGCTCGTTGCTGACGTGCTGCACAGTCATCCGGATTGCCTTGCGGGACTCGCTGTACCATTGCCACGCCAGACGTGCGACATCTCGCAGTATCGGGTGGTCGTTGCGCACAAACCCGTCCTGGGTGGCCATCACCAAGTTGCCCTCTTCGACACCCAGAACCGTGCCCTTCGCCACATAGTCCATCCGGGCGCGGTCGCCAAACTGAATCGTGATTTCCGACTGGATGTCGTTTATCTCGGCGGCTGCATTTTGCGGGTAGGTCGCCTCGACCCACGCATCCCACTCGACAAATACGGTGCAGATCAACGCCAGCCAAGTAAAAATCGTAGGCGTGTCACTGCCATCCACGACCATGTCGAATTCGCCGTCCGCCTGTGCGTGCGGCATGCTCTGCGGGCGAACGTACAGGGCAGCGGCGTTCGGAAGGACTTCCAGGTTGCTCGCCATCTCGGTGCCGCCCGCAGGCCCGATTTCATTGTTTGACCACGCCTGCAGTTCGTGCGTCATCACCCGCGTGCCGCTGATATTGGCGATGGCGAACGAGTCCAGATAATCCGCCGTGGCACCAGTCGGTGTGTTGTCCACTGGCGACTCGACCGAACTTCGGTAATCATGGAACTCGCGCAGAGGCAGTTTCTTTTTAAATCGCAGACCGTCCTGCCAGAACGGCACGCCGCTACCAGCAATGTCTCCCGTGAACGAATCGACGAATGGGCAGACATAGCTCGCGGGAAAATCAGTACCGTTGCCAGCCCAGCCATCCCAATTGTTCGGCAGGCGAAACCGCGTATAGACGTGCCGCAGGTAATCCGACGATCGGTAGGTGTCGTGCTTCGCCTTGTCCTCGGCGAGAGTCTTTGTGGCGGCCGTGGGGTCGCCCTGCTTATACATCGCCTCATCGGTCGAACTCCAGTCGGATACGAGCGTGTTATCATGCGTGCCCACAGTGAAACAACACCCGCGGCGGGCTCCCGTCACCCGCACCGACGAATACTTGTCCTGCGAGTCTGTCACGGTCACGACCCGCCCGACTTGTCGTTCGCCGTCCAGAGTCACCGTGTTGGGGCTGTTGGCCGGGATTGATTTGTCGTCGGATAGCGATATCGTCGTGGGTGAGTAGCTGGCGACATTTATCTCGCAGCCAGCCGATGACGAGTCGACGTACCACGCAAGCCCGCGGCGGGAATCGATCAGCGAGTCGATGACCGTGTAGAGCGTGCGACCCTCGCACGGCACGCGTGGCGAGAACCAATCCAGATGTGCCCTCACGGTCCCGTTGATCGACCATGGTGGACCGTTGCCATCGTGCGGCGGGTAGTATTCGATCAGGTACTCCAGGATGTCCGCGGCGGTCCACAGGTCCGCGTTGATCAACTTTTCCGAAAACACCGGCACACCGTCGGGACCAGGTATGCTGCTCTTGTTCTCCACCGTTGTGCCAGTCTCGCCGTCGCCGCCGTTGAACGCAATGGCGCGGTCGATCTCCTGCTTGCCGCTGCCACTGGCGACCCAGCTTGCTGTCATCTGCTTCTGAGTTAGCAGCCAGTCGAGCGTAACCGCCGTGAGGCTCTGATTGCCCGCGGACATGCTCAACGACGTGCCAAGTGGTTCGTCGGTCGAAGAGATAATGACCCCGTACCAGTACGACACCACCGAGCCAGCATTGTTGGGCGTGTAGGCGATCCGGACATAGTATCTGTCAATCGCCAGCGGTACGTACGCGGCAAAGGCTGTTGTGCCTTCGCGCTGAATGCGGCCGTATTCGTACCGCATCATGGCGCTTCCAAATGCGCCGCCGACCGAGTACCCAAGTGACTCGACGTGCAGGTACGGGACCGCAACCCAGTCGTCAGCCCAGCTCGCGCGGACGTGCACTACCGTCGCTGGAATGTCGTTCCGGAATGCGGTCAGGCCGAACGTCACGCTACACCTCGATCACCTTCATCTGCCACGCCGCGTACACTACCGCCTGTGACCCGGGCGAGATGCCCCCGACAATCTCCCCAGCCTTGCTGATCCGAATCGGCGTGACTGCCAACACGGATACCAGGATGCCCTCGGTCGAAAAATAATCCACGTCGTTTATCACCAGGGGGACCGCATCCGCACCAACCAGGGTTTCGTACGCGGTCAGACGGTATCGTGCGTCCCAAATACTGGGTACATCCTCGATCGTACGCGCGACGAACTGCATGCCGTGGCGACCCAGGCCACGCAGCGCAGTGCCGTTCACGTTGGGCCGCTCGATCACCTCGATTGCGTCAGTCAAGATCCCCGGCACCCCTTGAATCACGGCGAACTGGTACGGACCTATCGTGTTGAGTGCCATCAGTTTTCCCTCTGGCGGAGATCGCCGCGGCCCGTGTTCTGTCGGATCTCTCGCAGCTCGTCGACGACCGCCTGGTTTCCGCCACGGGGACTACCAGGATCGGCGAACAGACTACCGCCGATGCGGGCCCACCCAGCCACGACGTTCGGATCCTCACTCAGATTTCTGGCTGCCCACCCAAACATCCTCGCACCTGCTTGGCTGACGCTCTCGTTGACGGTCCCCATGCCCGCAGCGGCAATGTCGCTCTGTACGCCCAGGATGGCGGCCTCTGCCTTTGCCGCGTCCACACCTTGTTTCTCAGACCGGATGTTCCGCATCTGCTCGACCTTCCGCCGCTGAAAGTCAGCCTCGACTCGTTCGAGCTGTCTAGGTGCCCCTGCAATTCGACGAGAGATACCACCGCTACCGGCGATTTGCTTGGTGAAATCGCCTAGCAAGTCAGCCTGACCACCTAATGCAGATAGGCCGATCATGCCCTCACTCTTTGGCACCAGTTTACGGATCTCAGGCAGGCTCATCGTGGATGCCATCCGCGCTAACTCAACGGGTGACTTTCCTTGCAGCTCTGGCCGTACTACTTGGGCCCGCAGAATGCCCTTAACCTGGGTCGCTGCGATGTTTGGCGATGTCGCACCGGTGGACAGAATCGCTACCGCCGCCGCTGTTTCCTCGGGAGACCAGCCAGCCGCACCAGCTAGTTGACTCACCGGGCCAAGTGCGCTGCCCAGCTCCTGCGCCCTTGCTGGATTGCCGCCAGCCGCGGCAAGCATGATGTCGGTCGATCGCTCATAAGACAGGTTGCGCCCGGGGAAGTTCTGCTTGAACCCAGCCGCAGATGTGACTAGACCTGGCAAATCCTGTACTGCCCCACGACCTGCCAACCTGCCATAAAAATCGCGTTCCTTTATCGCTTCCGCATTTGGTGTTGACCCTAACGAGAAAAGTAGGTTGGCTGCCTGGTCTTCGGTTAGTCCTTCTCGAACTCTCAGCGCCTTGGACATTTTGTCCAGCGCCCGCATTCCGCCGGGCACGTTACCTGCAACCTGCGCTAACTGTGATGTCGCGGACGCGCCAGTCGCCTGACTCCTTGTCAGATCGTCACGTGCAGACTTAGCCGCGGTTAACGCGCGAGTCATCGCGGCGACTGCAGCTGCAACGGAGAGATAGGAGGCAGCCATTTTCGTGACGTTTGCCAAAGCGGCGGGGCCAAACAGTTCCTTTTGATCCCGCTGTGCGACTTGGGATTTTTTGGAAACGTCGCCGAGCTTTGCCTCCATCGTGTCAAGACGCTTGTTCAGCCCATCCATGATGGGGCCGACTGCGTCGTTTCCGCTGATGTTGATTCTCGCGCCCATCAATCACCCAGCACGTCTAGTGCCATCATTTCGCCAATGGTGGGGCTGTACCGGTCACATCGCCCGAGCTGCCAGGCTCGGAACTGGCAGCTTCTGAGAGTTTTTTTTTATCAATGATGTCCTGAAACGTGAACCAATCGATCAGTGTAAGCATAATCTGCGTGGCGGATTCGGTGCTCAACGCGCCCAGCATCGCCAACTCGACCTCCGCGACGTAGTAGTTGGTCTGGACTGCCGTCACCGCATCGCGAAAGTGAGCCTGCAAATCCAGCTGCATGGGATCGCCGGTTTTCACCTGCTGGATCGTTTCTCCCATGTATTTGACGAACTCTTCAGCCGTAGCCCACAGCCTCTGATACTGCCGCTGGACGCCGCCCTCAACAAACTTGCCGTCGTCCGTGTAGTCCAGGTAACGAGGCAGCGTCATGTACCAGCCGACCTCTCCGGCATCATCGGCGTAACGCCTGGCGACTGGCACAAGCCACTGGTTCCCATCCGGCAGTGTCACCGGATACCCGTCCAGCATCGCCGGCCGCCCCAAAATAGAAGGCGTGGGTGGGTCGTCCATGACCGAGCCCACCCACACCTGGGCAGCGGGGATCGCCTTGTCAGGCCGCGGAACACGTCGCCAAGTCTGGGTCTTGGCGTTGTAGCCGAGGGGAGGGGCCCCGGCGCGGTCCAACGCGGCGAACACGGTCCCGCGCTTTCCGTCCGGACCTTCCACGTTGGCGCACGATGGCGCCGCGTCAAACGCATACCCCAGCCCCAGATTGCGCACGCCGTCCAGTGACAACGTGCCCTGGTGACCGGACACGTAGTACAGAAATCCTGCCATTGCTGCCCTAGCTAATTGCCGAATTCACCGTGATTGTCATGGGCGCCGTACCCGCGGAGTCCTCCGTGCACTCCACGATCAAATCCATTTCGCCAGTGGCGTTCCCGCTGGCGTCGAACGCTTGCTGCGAGTACGCCAGGCCGGCGGCCGTGATCTTGATGTGGGCGGAGTCCCCGACCGCTATTCCACGCTGCTTCAGGTAGATGATGGTGTTCGCGTGCGTGCACCCGACACCAGCCAGCCCGCCTGACGCGACCCACCATCCCACCGGGTCGATGCCGCGGAAGGTAAACATCGGCGCCGTTTCCTGGACACTGGCAAACGTGGGGGCCATGTCGCCGTCCGCACTCTCCAGAAGCGGCGTGTTGCCGAAGTTAATGGAGACGTTCTTCTGACCACCGAGCGCGGTTCCACCGACAGACGCACTCCATAGCGTCCATCGATCCGTATTGACGGTGTTGTCCGTCAAAATCGCCTGGTCCGTCGCCACGACCATCGCGGCCAAAGCAGACAGTGCCACCCCAAAAATCTGGAAGTCGATGGCCGCATTACCCTGGTGGTTGCACGTCAGCGTCGTGGGAATCAGGATCCCGTTACGGAACGTGTACTTCTGGTGCGATCCTCCCGCCGCGATACCGCTGCACAGCAGCTTTCGGGCCCATAAATGGACCCCGGTATTCGTGGCGCTGGTGATACACATGGCTCGCACGCCAACTGGCACCAGAATTTCCTCGCAGTGCGTCGTGGTCAATGACGCACTGGGTGATGCGTTCGAGACGTACGCGGCCTCAGGATACATCGAACCGGAGTTGTTCTCCTTGATGATGTCGACGCCCGTGTTGATCGTCTTGCGGGTAATCCCGCCGATCGTGGTTGCAGCCACGGCGTCGGTGTCGATATAGACCGAGTTGAGTTGGTGGGCAGCTGTAACCATGGTTATGCCTCAAATGCGTGGAACATGACCTCACAGGCCGCGGTGTTCGCTTTCATGAAGAAACTCGCGATGGCCGGCTCAAGTGGAATCAGGTATGGAATCCCAGGTCGCAGGCGATGCTTGTAGACGCCAGTGTCCCATCCCAACTGCACGTAATTCGTCGGGCCGTTGTTGATTACCAGCAAAAAGCCAGAATCACCGATGTCCGTCGACAGCGTGTACTCGACCTCAGACGTACCGACCTCCACCGTGCGCCGGTCGTCGTGCGTGCCCGCTGGCGAATAAGATACATTGGCGAAACCGAACGTGATTTGCGGGTTGCCGCTGGTGACGTCGCGGACCTGGCACGAGACGCGAAAATCAGACATTGCTCATTTACCTCCGATGCGCTTCCGTCGCCGCGTTCGCCGCGGCAGTTCCGCTAGGGCCTTGTTTGCTTTCGCGCCGATGTGCTGCGCCATCTTCGCAATTTCCTCGGGCACGACCCGCTCCATTTCGGCACGCATATTGATCTTGCCGCCTTTGGGACGACGGTTCAGTCCACGGGCATTCATTATCACGACTGCACCGCCGGGCCTGGTCCCCTGCACACGCCACTTGGTCATGACATCCGCACGAGTCGCACCAGTAAACACAAGCGGATTGGTGTGTTTGTGCTTCCGCCATTTCTGCCCCGTGTATGACCGGAGAAAGGCTTTGCTCATGAACGGAAATTGCTCTCCGCTGCGTCTTGCGTATCCATACTTCTTCGCACCTGCGTGCGTGAAATGTTTCCTGGCGAATGTCTTGTGCCAGTATTTTCCGCCCTCTTTGTACGCATCTCGCTTGATCTTCTTCCATCCGCGCGGCGGGTTCGCTGCAATCCCCGTGTACTCGATGTCGAAAACCAGGATGATCATGCGTTCCCCGTCAGGTTGTTGCCCATGCTCCACTCGAAGTCCGCCACCACCCGAAATTGCCGCCCAGCGTCCGGATCCTGGTCTTCGGGCCCCCAGTCAGATCTGATGATCCGTACCGCATTGATGCTGTGGTATTCAGCCGTGCCTGCCAGTGGAAGCATCGCCTGGATGATCCCACCGACCTCATTCAGCGCGGTTCTCGTGTCCTTGTCGAGTTGGATATCCTCGACATCGAAATACCGATAAAACTGCAATTCCAGCGTCCCTGCCGTCAAAAACTCGTTTGGTGCGGCTGCGTACTCGTAAATAAACCCTTCCTCTGACGACGTGCCGATGATCGCGTAATTCCTCAGGTGATCCCACCAATCGGCGCTGTATGTCTCACCGTCCTCCGGCCAGCGTGCATCGGCAGGGTCGGGGATCGATGTGGAGAACACGTACGCCCTCGCGAGTGCCGCACTCGACTCCCCCACCCATGCGCGAAACTGAGCGGTGGCGCACAGCATGTCACGAAGCATGTCCTCCGTGTCGGTGATGCAGTTCGTTCCCGCCGCTACCCAAACCATCAGCTTCGCCTCAGACTATTTCTCGACCGCCGCTTGATCGGCAATCGGACCAGAGACAGCCTGGCAAAGTTTTCCGTGATTGCCTCCACGTCATGGACGGCATACGTTACGCCGTCGATGATCGCCGTGGCCGCTGTCTCCGGGTCCGCCACGCCTCCGTACTCGCCATCGGGGTCCGTCGAGATGATCCACTCTCGCGAGATGCGGAGACGCTCTCCTGTCTCGTCCTCTTGGACCTCCTTGCCGATGTTGGTGATGATGCCGCGACACTCGATCGACTCGCCGGCCGGCGTCATGTAAATGCCGGCCAACGATTCCCCAAGGAAGTGCATCAGTGTCGGAACACACTGCTCTGCGTAAATGTCCCCGAACCACGTCATGGCCGCACCTTACGTGGTGACGTTGGACAGCAAGTGCCCTGCTTCCGGGTAGAGAATCACCTCGTCGACGTCATGCCGCACCCGCACGATGTCACCGCGGACGCCCTCATCCCGGTAAGACTCCACCGTGCCTCCGATTGAGCTGCCATCCTCGCCCCAATGGAACGTCCGGCCGATGCAGGGATCTCGAAAATCGCCCGACATCGCGATGCGTGTCACCATCGCATACTCATCGCTCCACATGGAAGCGATCGATGCTGCTTGACCCTCAATGGCTGCGTTTTTCGTGCCACCAGCCACGATGATTTGCAAATCGAACGCCTGGCTCAGTGCCTCGATCGTGACGTTTCCCGCCCGGACGTCGACGAACCCCTGATATTTCACCCGATCCACGATCTGGTCGACGTTTCGGAGGTTCCTGAATACCTTCCGGTTGATGATCAATGCATTGGGCCACAGGCCCGAGCCGTCATACACCTTACCGACAGCGGCCTCGACGTCCGTCAACGGTACGGCGTTCGCCGCGTCGTCCCACTCGTTGGTGATCACGGTAGTCAGTTCGGCCCCGGTCCAAGTCGTCGCGTTGAACACTGCGGCGGCGATTCGCATTTCTTGAGCGGCGAGCACTGAGTGGTACGCACGTTGCGCTGCGATCACCTCCGCGTCGAAATAGTCGGAGTACATCGCCGCCTCGCGGTCGTCTACCGGCTCCTCGATGCCGTGTTCATCCGTGTTGTAGGTCGCCGCCTCGAACTTCCATCGAGTCCGATTGTATGCCGACCCCGGCGCACGGGAAGTGTCGGGATGTTGCAGAAGTTGCTCCAACGGAATCTTGCCAAAGTTTCCGGATTGCTTCGCCGTCTCGACCACCGGAAACACTTGCGGTCCGATGAATCCCTGCTGATTGGCCAGCAGGTCGAACTCCATAAACGAGGAGGCGAGATCAGGACGCTGAGTCGCCAGAGATGCAGAAGGTGAAGGCATTGGTTTGCTCCCGTAATATCACCTGCGATTCCAAGCCGGGTGACCGTTACGCGGAGCGCGTAGTCGTTAGGTGGCGGCCGTGTCGCCGTGCATGTTGTACATGACCTCGATGATGTCCTGATCCGCAGTGGCAGCCTCCAGTGCCGTCCCCACGATGAATGACGTTGCCTGCGCGGTGTCCTGTACCTCGCCCTCGCTTTCGCTATACACCGTCGCGCCGATCGCCAAAGCCTCGCTGGCGATCATCTTGTGGGTGCCGGCAGCCGTGCGCATCTTGACGTTTATTACGTCGCCATCGGCGAACGCCGCCTGTTGCGCCGTGCCGATGTCTTTTTCCGCCAGGCCGGACTTCGCAATCTTTCCCGTGCTCGCGAGCGTGACTCGCGCATACTGCGGGATCGCAGCGGATGCAGTGAATGCCTTGTAGTTGCCATCCGAAAACTGAGACATTTGTGTTACTCCTTCGTATGTGAGTCCAAAACGGTAGGGGGCCGGCACACGCCGAACCCCCGCCCGGCTTGGATCTATCCGTTGACCTGGGCCAGCATCGCTTCTCGCAGCCCTGGATTCTCCCGGTTGACCGCCATCACCGCTCGTGGCCGGTCCATTCCACCGGCGACCTTCTTCTCGATACGCTCGTTCCACTCGTCGCGAGCCGAACCGTCACGCCCACGATCCTTCGCCGCCTGCTCGCCAATCGGCTCGACGCCCTCCGATGCGGCCGCCGCTGCTTTCTCCTCGGCTTCCTTGACCGCCTTCTGGGCCACAGCCAGGCGATCGTTCTGCTCGCAGATCCACGCCTCCTGGGCGTCCTGAAGTGTTGCGTTTTCCGACAGTTGTTCCAGCAGGAAATCGCTGTCAGCACCCACTAGGGCGCTCCTCAGTTCCTGCAGCGTTGCCGGTTTGGGGGCAGTCTGTGTTTCTGCCATGTTGATCAGCTCCTTCATGGCCACCTCAAACGTACCGATCTGGTCGATCAGCCCCTTTGTTTTGGCCTCGGTAGAAAGGTAAACCTTGCCGTTGGCCACTGCGGCCAAGGCATCCTGAGACATCCTACGACCACCCTGGACTGCTGCCAGGAAATCGTCGTTCACCTGATTGATGAGCCCCTGGTAGTAGTCCAACTGCGACTCGGTCACCGGCGTGCCAGGGACACCGGCGCCCTTGAACTCGCCAGCCTTGACCACGTGTACCACCACGCCCAGGTCGTCAGCCATCTTGCTCTGGTCAATCGCGACCATAAACGTACCGATCGATCCGACCATCGCCGGCTTGTTCGCCCACACCTGTGTAGCCTGGCTCGCGACAAAATAGGCCGCTGACGCCCCCAAGTCCTCGATGTACGCAAACACTGGCTTGGACTGTGACGCCTGCCCAACCGCGTCCGCAAACTCCTTGGTGCCGGCCGCTGTCCCACCGGGCGACTCGATCGACAGTAGGATCCCCTTGACCCCTGGGTCCCTCGCTGCCTGGCTGACCTGCCTACGCAGCTCGACCGTCCCCGGGTTGCCGGAGAACGACGAACCACGCTTGGTCATCATCCCCTGCACCTCGACGATCGCGATCCCGTCGGTAGTCACCTGATAGTCGACCGCCGGCGAACGCTGGTCTATGGAGTGCTCTGCCATGTCCATGCTGGCCAGCATGTTCAGAATGTTGTCCGCGTACTCCGTGCCGATCGCCCACGGCCCCCAAAACTGCTCGAGATGCTTGGGAGAAATCCTGCTGATGTGGTCGATGTGGATCGTACGCGAACCAGTCATTTGCGGTTTCCTCCCTGTGCCTCACCGTTACGCTCAGCGTCCGAAGGCTCGTTGGCGGCCTCGGCCATCAGATTGATTTGCGTTCCGTCCGGCGTCGGAAGGCTCAGAATTTCCCTCCAGTGGACAGGGAAATCATCAGGGAACGCCTTGTTGATCGCTGTGGCTTCCTGCTTGGCCATCCGAATTGCCAGCGAGTTGTCCTCGACAATCTCACGGGCAATCTCGCTCCACTCATGCCCCCTCTCTGCGTGCAGCCGTCGCTTGCTGGTCTGCCCATTGCGGTCGCGCAGCAGGTCTGACTGCACGTCCTTCATGGGCTCGATGTATGGCCACTTCGGACGGTGCCAACCATGCTGGAATATCTTGACGTCCGATCGCTCGGATGCCGCACGATAAATCGCATCGCCGGCGATCCACTGACGCAGTTTCCACACGTACGTCGGCCGGTGCAGTCGATTGGCGTACCACTGCTGCCACCACTGCCACGCAAGACGGGCCTGGTCGACCGCGCCTCGCCAGCCGCTGAAATTGGTCTTGCTGGGGTCGAGCATGAACACCGCGACCGGCTGATCCATGTTGATCGCGATGATGTTCAGCAAATGCCCTGCGTGCTCGAAAAACGACTGGTTCGGAACGTTCGGCGAGAACCCGGTGATCTTCTCACCCGGAGCCGCAGTGACTTCCATGCCAGCTGCAATCCCGCTCAGCGTCCCATCCAGCGTGTCCGGCAGGCTGAAGTTATTGTTTGGCGTCGGAGTCTGGCGGTTGACGACGAATTCCAGCTCACGCTCGCGCAGGATGCACCAGGCGCTGACAGCCTGCTGCTGGACGAGCTTGGCAAACTCCACGTCGCCAAGCATCCCGATGACGTCCACGACGGGCTGCAGGATCGAGACCCCGCGTGTCTGTGTCCATCGCTTCGGGTTGTAGAGGTGGAATACCTGGCGGTGCCCCTTGCTGTCCCGCACTGGCACCCGCTGCATGTCGCCCACCCTCAGCGCCGAACTGGGCCGCAGCGGGTCGATCTGCTCCTTGGTGAACCAGTATTCAAGACGCTTCCGGTGCTGGTCGAGAAGGACACCGTGAACGATGTTTTTCGTGGTCCGCGGGGTTCGCAGGCGGTGCGACTCCATCACCTCCAGTTGCCCACGACTCGTAGGCAAAAGCGTGATATCGCCGTCCACCGCGGTCTGGTACATCATCAGCTTTTCGACCGCCGGCCAATCCAACTCCTGGCTCGTCGACACCTGATCCGGGTCGGCCGCCCAGCCGTCCCAGTTATCCTTCAGGTCACGGTCGAGAATTTCGTCGCCGGTGTTCGGATCGAGAGTAAAGCCTTCCTGGACAACATTGGCCACCAGCCGGCGCAGACCCTGCGAGATGACCGTGTCGTTGCGCTCGAGGTCGCGGCAGAGTTCCGTAACGAAGAAGTAATCACGCTCGCTGCCCAGATGGTAGTCGCCAGTCGTGCCGATCACATTGGCGCCAGGCCGGCGCCGCTGAAACCGGCTCGTCTGGCTGCTCTTGTACGCCTGACGTAGATCAGCGTACGCCTCGGTCAGAGACACGTGGTGCCTGTCGATGACTTTGGATCGACTCATGACCGGTACTCCGAGAAGTCCAGGAACTTGACGCCCTGATCGGAGTCCTGCTGCGACTCAATCCAATCCTCTACCTCATTAAGCCACTCCTGCAGAAGTTTCACATTCGTTTGGATTTCTTCGCCGCCTCGCCCCCCATGCACGGCGCGCTCGGGCAGACTCAGAATCAGATACTGGAGGTCCAGGCGATATTGCCTGGCCATGGACGTACCACTGGCCTGAGACCGGTAGTCAGAGTTCGCCAGTAGGCTCGCTTCCGCTTCTGCCCGCGTAGTTGGAGTGACAAGTGCCATGTCCCAATCATGGCGCATGCTGACGCGTAGCTAGGTATGAAACCTAAGAAATACCAGAAATACCAGAAATACCAGAAATACCAGAAATACTACAACGGCACGCAAACGTCTGCGATCTGGTCGAGCAGCCAACGGATCGCATCATTCTGATGTGCGATCGGCCGGCCCTCCATCTCGACGTTTGCTCTGCGAAGGCCACCGTACAAGTGACACATCGCCTGCCGCTGACGCAGTGTCAGACGGCTGATGTGCAATTGATCGTGAATGCGTACGCTCGACTGGTACCCGTTGGGCGAAGGCTCGAAGAGCGGCACGTCGATTTGCGCCTGCTCGACCGTCACCTTACATTCAGTCCCCGACTGCCGTGTCTTAGACATCTTCTGTCCTTTGCAAAGAGCGAATTGAAAGTGACCCGTTCGTGTCGCTGGCCGCCTTACGCAAGTCAACCTCATCGAACAGACCGAATCCAGCAAACGATGCGGCCGCCGCCGCAATGTACTGCGCGTCAAGCAAGTGGTTGTTTGCATGGTCCTTGTGCCACCGCTTCACAATCCCGCGTCCAGCGACAAACTCATCTTCCTCGTGTTCGGCCATCATGTGCTTCACGAACCCGATGTGTTCGTTGTCGGTGGCCCGGTACAGCGTCAGCGACCCCTGCTGGTCGGGAGGCAGCAGCAGCATCTGGTGGACCCTGCTTTTCCATGTATCGGCGTTGATTTCCACCAGGTGCCCCCGATGGGCCGGCACGTACGATATATGCCACCCATTGCCAATCCGCTTGACGACCGCGCCAGTCCTCTTTGGCTGGGCATACCATCGCTTGCGGTCCTGGGCGATCCCTCGCCCGATGATCGGCCGATAAAAATCCTGATTGCTCTCGCGGGCAAAGTCGAACACCGTATCGATCATCCAGCCAGCATCCACCCACACCTGGTCCGGCTGCCTCTGCTTCCCCTCTGTCGTCACCCAGCCCGCCTCGCACCGATCACGCATCCCACGGAGGGCGATCATGAGCGCCTTCTCCACTGGCATGTCGTCCGATGGCACCTCCTCGCGGCCGTAATCGAACGTGTGGGCCCCCTGGTCGCCCTCGAACCACGCCGTAGCCACCCAGTGCAGCAGCCGTTTGCCGAGGTCAATACCCACCGTCATGTAGGCCGTCCCATCAGGGATCAGCCCCTTAGACCACTGAGCCTGCTTGCGGCGGGTTTTGTCGAAGTCCAACCGGGTCGCCTGCAGGTTCGGCGAGCAGTACGGCACCGCCCAGTAGAACTGACTCATCTGCCGCTGTGCATCATCCTCCGAGATAGACCTGGACGCATGCCACTCGCTCGCCCCGAGGAACCCTGACGAGAGAAACAGGTTATTGGCCGCCGACCATCTGAACCCCAGCGTCTTGACCTCCGGCGTGTCACCGGAAACCTCACCGCTCAAGTCGATCTCCTGCCCGCGATGCACCAGTCTGCACGTCTGGTTTGCCACTGTGCGTTCGTCCTCCGTCCAGATGGCTGAGCACGCAGGGCACTGAAATGCGGCGTTAGCGGCCGCCTTCAGTTCGTTTGTCGCCTCCTTCCATCCCCGGAGATCATCCCGTTCCGGGCTCACGTACGCCTTGCAGTGCGGGCACTTCAGCGCGATCCGACTTTCCGTGCCAGCCTTATACCGACTCCAGATGTGGCCAGTCTCGACGGATACCGTGCACTCCTTGTATATTCTCCTCGTGTCGCCGTAGGACAGTGTCCTAGCCTCGATCTGCTTGACCTTTGTTGCCTCCACGCTGCTCGCGTGTGAGGTATCCAGCTCGTCAACCTCCGTGAAGCAGACGACACGGGTAGTAAAGTGGGCGCGGCTCTTGTCGTTCCCACCCCCGGTCATGAATTTTAGTGTGGCCCCATTCAGAAAGTGGATTGTATCAAACTTGCCTCCGCGGCTTCCCCGGCCGCTCCGGGGGAACAGGTCGCGATACCGCGTCTTCTCCACCGCGGGCCAAATGTCCCGCTCCCACTTGTCTGCCGCCATGTCAGCGTCAGGTAGCCCCACCACTACGGTCTCGCCGATCTCGAACAGGTGATACAGGATGGGCAGCACGAAGCAGCACAGCGACTTTCCCGACTGGCTCGGGCCTGTGGCACAGTATTCGTTCCACTTCCCAGAGTCGATCGCGTCTAGCCACAGGCCGATAAACGGCTGCCGATCAACGGCGAACCGCCGCCCAGCGTACCGGCCGGTCGGGATGATCAGTTCCTGCTCGGCGAACTGGCGGATCGTCCGGATGGTCCGGCATCGCAGCGCGCGCAGAATCTGGCTAACGGCTGCTCTTTCGGCGCCCGTCCATCGCCAGTACGTCTTCTCCGCTGCTATCACCGTCCGCCCTCTGAAGCTCGTCCAGCGCGTCGTCGATCTTCTCGTTGAACAACCGGACGATCTCTCCCCCGTATTCACGCTGCAGCTGCTCGCCGAGCTCCCTGAAGTGCTTGGCAAAACTGGTCAGATACCCGAGGATGGCCGCGAACGACACCAGTTGTCGCTCCATCTCCAGACGCCGCAGCCGCTCGATCTTCGCCTTCTCGTCGCGGTACCTCTCGAGCGCATCGCTGTCGGACGTCTCCTGGCTCTTCAGCCACCGGTAGATCGATGGCAAGTCATAGAATCCCCGCTGCCCAGGCATCCCATGTTTTACCCACAACTGGATCGTCGGCAGCGCCACCCCAAAGAACGCTGCCACGTCCCGTTGCGTCGTGGCCACCCACTGGGTATCCTCCCTTTTCCCCCTACTCCCCTGCCGTTTTGCCATATTCGGAATGCCAAATGCGCGCTCATAAACCCCCGCCGATAACCTTGGCTTCGCCTGCGGGGGCCGGGGGCCTCCAAAAGGACCCACGGGTCCCCCGCCCTAACTCCTTATTATTCGTCGAAGAATTATCGTCACTCCACTCGCCGATATGCTGCCCGTCGCGCTATTCGACGGAAGTCCGTCACCCCATCAATGCTGATGGTGATCTCGACGTAATACATCATCCCAGCCACGAGGGCCGCTACGTCTGCCCCCTGGATCACCCCGAGGTAATCGCCGTCTGTCCCGCTCTGATATGATGCGTTCACATCAGTGACCACCACTCCACCCGCACCATCAAACATGGAACATGTCACAGTGGCGTCGTTGATGTATGCACCAGTGTATGTGTTCCGCAGACCATTAAGTTCAATATTGTTGTCCGCACTGATATACAACTGCTTTGGCATGCGCACAACTCCAGATAAAGTGGGCCTGACTGTTATTCCACCCGCCATATCACTGATGACGGGCGCCGCCGTTGTTGTCGGCGCCGCTGTTGTTGTCGGCGCCGAAGTCGTGGTGGTCGCTGCGCCAAACTCACGGTACAGCCCGAGCAGGTGGTAGCGATCCGCATCGCTGACGCTCGCGCCAGCCGACGGCAGCACGGGCATCCAGGGACGCCCCATCATTATGCCAGATGCGTGGT